TACAAACTTGACCAGGGTTAGTACCATTAAGTGCGACCCCGACAGGTTGACCAGTTGTTATCGAGGAAGCAACAGCGGCGGTTAATGTTCCGGTAGCGGTAAATGCTACAAGCTGACCGCGCAGAACTGCAGAACTGCTCGCGTCAAGCGTGGCAGAACCTGCTGCGATTGTTGCATCGTCGCCAGCAGCTGCGGCTGACAGATCACGCGAGGACAATACCCAAACGGCGGGTCCGACTGCTTGGTCCGGGTTTACGTAAACGTATTGCCGTCCGTGCAAAGTTTTAACATCACCAAGAGCTGGCATTTACGACCCACAACTACATCTTTATATATTTTAGCTAGCAGCTTCTACCTTATTAATCCAATCATCTAAGTCTTTGACGATAGTTCTCTCAATAACTTTCTCAAGCATATGCTGATACTGCATTGTCATGCGTACACAATCCTTGAGATGCTCTTTTAATAGATCAGCATTATTGCACCCTTCAATCTCATCGTTAATCACTCGCAAACGGAGGGAAGTCTCCATTGGAAGTTTAAAATCTTCTGGTGTAAAAAACATAGTTATAGTTATCAACCGATTAAATTTAGCATATTTGTTTTGAAACTGGCGTAGTCAGCAGATGCATTCAATACAGCTTTAATTGAATCTCTATTAAGCACAGCAGAAGATTGAACGGGCACGAAGCCAATGCCATCGTGGACGTACAATTCTTTACTTAAAAACTCAAGCCAAAACTGACCTCTAAGGCCATTTGTTGGTTCAATTGTTGACTGAACTGTGGCGTATCCATCACCACCATTAGTTTGGTACCAATCACCATTTACGTATATAAATAGCCTGCCTTGACGTTTGTCAAACCATAGAGCGCCTTCACTAGGCGGCTGTAAATACTCTTCGTTAGCAGCATCCCAGCTTGGTGGCTGTACGCCTGTACTACCTTGACCCCAGTTTAAGTCTGTAAGAGCAGCAACCATACCCGCAAAGTTTGCAGGATATTCCAGGGGAGTCTGATAATTCTCAATGCGCTTGAGGTTAAGCACATCGATCATACTTTGGTAGTTCGCCCTTAAAGGTCCGTAATCGGCCATTGTATCTATGCTTTTCTTCTATTGTATCTGCCCGTTAAGTAGAGCGTATGCTAGTTCAATTTCATCTAAGTTCAAGCCTAGTGACATAGCAAGGATGAGTTCATTAATACTCATTTCACCTCGCTTATAAGACTGTGTAAACTCTTGACCTACGCTTTGAATCTCAGCAGATAGTTTTGTTTCAAATGCTTCTCTAGCATCAGATGAAGGATATGACTTAGGCTCCTGCGTCTTAATCTTCTCGATAAATTTCGCAGCAATGGTGTGCTTACATTGCTTGAAGCTAGTCCGCCGTCTCTCGTTCTCCCAGCTTTGGACTTTACCCGCTGACCTACCACCATCCAGCTGTGCTTTACTTTTAGCTGAGGGCAGCGGATACCTTCTCTGTCTGTTGTTTGCCCGAGTCCCTGCATCTTGTGTTGGCTCTGGCATAGCCAATTGGGCACTGGCATAGCTAGGACAGCTACAGCTATAGATAGTTGCGGGAACTATGTTTCCACCGCTTGCAAAGATCTCATCCATCCACGGATCAATGTCTGTTTCTACGCGCATCCAGTCTGTTCCGCCTGGAGTTTGTGTGTGATAGTACTGTCCGTTGTACGCATCACGAACCAGCTTAGTAAAACTAAAGTCCGTAAATACAAGAAACCCATTGTCTGCATTGGCATATAACTTTAGTTCACCAGGGAATATCTCAGCTTCAATCAAAGCAGTGCCGTCACCTTGATCCAGAATGCTTCGTATCTCAAACGGTAAGATTGCAAAACTGAGTTGTGACGCTTCACTTCCCACAAGCTGTGCTGTTAAATACTGTGATCCAAACAATGATTGGTATTCAGCTTTATCAAACTCATACGTACCCTGTACTTTAGGAACAGCGTTGGTTGTTGTATACAGAGCAGTGAGCCCAGCAATGTCATATAGCGTGGCTGGTAGTTCATTCTGATCAAGTATCTGGAATGACTGAGCAGCTTCTGTACTATCAATCTTGACACTGAAAGTATTTACTGCATCTATAAACTCTTCAGTACCTATAGACCTACGTGTGTATAGCCCATCTAAGTAGCCAATCTTTCCGACTAACGAGCTGATCTGATTGTTATTTGTTTGCACAAAGGGGTTGTTCTGTAGCTCTGCTAGAGGCACTTCTACAAATACTTTGGTCTCTTTAGAGTTCCCTTTATAAAGAGCAGGGTGACCGTCAGACGTCAATACGCGCTTGAGAGTTGCTTCTGTTTCACCATCAGTCACTCGATCGCCACTCATGCTCGTGAGTAGAGGTGTGTCTGCTGTGGTGTTTACTGATACCCAAATCTCTTTATTGGCGAAATTGATTGGGTACGCAGCGCGATCAGCACGCACGCCTGTTACGGTCCCCAATGCTGGTGGATTGATAGGAGTACGCTTTAGTACGTAATGAGCGTTGGTATCTGAATTCTGTGTTGCAAACTTATAGCCGTCAAACCTGACATTAAACTCTTGGTCAGTACCCTGATATAGCTTTGCTGTATAGATACTATCTATGTACTCATCAAATGTAGATGACGATGGATCCTTGTCTAATTCGTTGAGACGATACCACGCCATCTGATAGTAAAACTCTAGTCCTTTACGCCAGCGGGACCAGTCGCTGTCAATATTGAATTGCTCAATAACAGAACGTTGAACAACAGAACCAAACGTCCGGTCACTGGGATAAGATCCAGATGCACTACGTTTAGCTCCTACATCTGTACGGTGACTGATCTTTTTAAAACCAGTATTAGCCGCCTGTCCCCAACCGTTCTTCTTGCGTGGCATTGATCAATAGAAACCACCCTGCACACCAAGCAGAGGTGCGTTGGTGATACTGTCTGTCAAGTCTGTGGTCTGACGAGCCGCCCAAAGGTTCTTACCTTTTGGCACGTAGAACGCAGTCAGCTTCTGTGCAGTGCCTACCTGAGGAACAGGGGCAAGTACAAAGGGCATTGTTGTCGAGTGAGTAACAGCACCAAGGGTTGAACCTGCCGTAATGCTGCCGACGAAGATACCACCTGTGACAGCTCCAGCAGATTGAGAGGGGGGCCGAAGGAAATCAACGTCACTAGACATATACAAGTTAACGACGTAGTCATTGTCACTAGCATCCTGTCCACGAGAAATCGTATAGATGTCTTCAATTACAGCACCATCGTTAGTGGCGCAGCTCAATACTAACTGAGCAAAGTTCGTACCAGTAACGTCTGTCTGCAGAATGGTGGCGTCATTCATACTGTAGACCTCGTTAAATACGCGGTCTACTAGCAGAGGTTGTTTGTTAGTAGATGTTGAGGCCATTACTTCTTACCTTTTTTCTTTTGTATCTTTGTAGGTGTGGAACCTGGAACCATCTCACCGCCAACAGGCTGCATACTTAGTGATTTACCAGCGGCAGACATTCCTGTCATACCGAGTTCAGCTCCCATTCTAGTTGGGGGCTCTTGCAGCTGAGGATTAGCGGTCATTGCAGCAGTGCCCATCATCCCCATACCACCAAGGTTGTAGGAAGGAGTTTTGTCCCTGGAAGAGGCATAGTTCTTATTCGCCTGATTCAATGCCTGCATTCCGTTGTAATCCATATCCAGCTTGGGGTATTGGCTGGCTTCAGTATCCATAACTTGACCAGTCTGACGAGGCAGGTTCTGCCCACGGAATCCTAGATATCCCTGTGGAGTGCCGGAAGGTGGCACGTTCCCAGACACATAGCCATCACGACCATCGTTCTCCTGAATGCTGTCTCCAAATGGATGAAGACGTGGATCCCCATCAATACCCAAGTTCCCAGCAGGTTGTTCTTGGAAATTATTATGGTTTAGTGCCTGATGATTTTTCCCTTGAGGGAGCATAGGGTTAGGAACCAGCGCGTCTGCAGGAGACCCGGCGTGTGAGGTACCTGACCTTTTAACTGGCTTATCGGCTCCGTGCTTTTCACGGCGAGCTTGACGTGGGTCCATTGTTATGCCTGGAATGTTTGTTGACGATTGTTATATCCGGGGTATTGCTTACCAGCGGCGATCATCTGAACACGCATCGCTGCATCTTGTCCTAGTTGACGTGGGTCAACCTGAGGAGCAGTTGTGGCAGACTGACCGGAAATGGTGTATCCAGTTTGGTTGAAATCAAAGCCAGGGTTGTTGCCTGGAAATGATTGCTGTGCAAAGTTCCCGTTCATACCGCCGATAGTTTCGCCTGTCGTGCGGTTGGTGTTTGCGTACTGGGGGTGGCGAGAAGCAGAGACAGCAGCACCTGACCCTTGTACTAGGGCTTGCTGCATTCCGAAGATGAAAGCGTTGTCCTGCAGTTGTTGAGATTGGCTCAACTTGGAGGCATAGTCACCGTCACCTTTCATCCTGACAATATCCGGCCTACCCATAAAAGGAGGTTGCATTACTATCTCTCTATGTACCTAAATCCATTATAGAACCACGCTAACTACTGTGGTTTTCTATATATCCCTATTTTTACTCCCTCTATCCCTACTATCTAATATTTATTTTCAACATATAGATAAGCAGCGTGGTTACTGTGGTTTTGTGGTTTCAACGCCAGTTCTGTGCGAGTTGGATTCTGGACCCAACGGCTGTATCCGCAGGCCCAGGTACAGCAAGAATAAAATCGGCACCAGCACGCTCGAAAGCATAACGGCGCTGCTCAGGCCGACGATAGTTAGGAACGTACAAGCTTTCTGCAAGGCGATCCACTTCTCTGAGGTAGATCTCTCTGAAGTATTCGTCTCCTTTGAGCGGATCACTCGTTGCCATCGTTCTTGCAACGTCACCCGCAATTTGTTCCAACCTAGAGTAATTGGGTGATTCGTTTTCATTTTGTGGGAAATACTCTGAGTTCTTATATGCCAGGTCGCAACGTCTAATGTGATTGATCAGTTCTCCATACCAGTACTCATCAGGCACTAGGGACATTGCTTCTTCCAAACGAGCACGATCTCCAGCTGGGATCATTGCTCCTGCATTAAAGCCTAAGTGCCAACGGATTTTGGACTTACTAAGATCATCTAATTCCATCAACCGATACCCATTTGTGAATATTGCTTCTGAAGCATTGATGCTAGAAGTACATCATCGCCAGGCATCTGAGTGCCTGTTTGATAGCGAGCTAGGATTGCAGCTTCAGGTGAGTTGCTAATCATCTCTTGACGGAGTTGATCACCACCGATGCCACCGAGTATTCCCAACACTGCACCACCAGCCATGCGTGCTCCAGGGCGCATCACATGGTTACGACCATTTAATTTACCGAATTGACGACCAACCATATGCAGTGGTTGAGTGATGCCTACACCAGCTAGTCCACCTGCTATAGCACCAGCTCCTACGGCTAAGTTGCCAAGGGGCTCTTGTTCTTGATTGCGCTGAGCAGACATTTGAAGCAGTAACTGCTCCATCTGAGGTGTAATCATCTACTTGCCCTTTAGTAATACTATTTTATCAAGCAATGAAGATGAGGTCATCTTCAATCAGTTGCTCCCAATTCACACGGGGTATGTTCTCAAGTTGCTTGAGGTTATTGAAACGCTCACCGCTAAGTGACATACGCAGCTCGACAATACGCTTAGCTGTTGCATATCCAACGCCGGGCAGGCGCTTGGCAATAATTTCTGCAGGGGCTGTATTGAGGTTGAGACGGGTATCTTCCAAAGGCACAACAGTTTTGGGTGCTTCCTCTTCCTTCTCAGGTTGAATCTGAGGTGCTTCTACTTTGGCAAGACGTCCTTTCTCTTGTGAGTAAGGTGTCAGTGCAGTCAAGTTTACATATCGTATGCCACCGCCACTATCACGGACCATTGCATATTCACCGTCAATCTTGTTGATAAATTCTACAAGCTGACCAGTATTATCATCCTGAAAAAGATTACTAGACATTAGGGTATTTAAGTCTTCTTTGTTTATTATAAGCCAACAAAAAAGGCCCCATCGATGGGGGCCTTGTGATTATGTTGATGCAGATCAGGCAGACTGACCAGCTTCAATCTTGTAGGGGAGGTGAACGTCGTCGCTGCTAGGGGCAGGAGCGTCAACGTAGTAGCAAACCTCAACGAGAACAGCACCGATGCTGTTGACGTCAACCAGCTCAAGGTTCGCGGAGGCAGCTGCGGTAACAGCAGTGGCGGAACCAAGGGCAGACAGTGAACCGGAGAGATCGAAAGCAGAAGCTGCTCCGTTCTCGTCGAATGCACCGGAAGAAGCGGTAAGGGTCACGCCACCAGAAATACCAGTTGCCTGGATGGTTGCGGAACCTGTTGACTTCAGGTTGTAGACACCAACTGCCGTGCGGTAGATGGTTGCACCAGCGGGGATGACGAAGTTCTTGTCAAGCCGAGGCTTGTCGTCACCACGTTGGTCAGGGGACTGAACTACCAGAGCAAGGGTGCCACTGGAAACAGTACTGGTAGCGGTGTAAACACCGATAGCCTTGTAGAACTCAACGCCAGGCAGGGCTTCAACGCCTTGTCCTTTGTAAGCATTCAGGTGGGCAACGTAATTGCCGGGATAAATCACAGACATAGTTAGTAACTCCTATCAATAAACGAATGAGTAACCAACAGTGATGAAGTCCTTATTCAGAACTTCAAACCCAGCAAACAGGCTCCAAATCATGATGATGAAGCGGCTGAAGTCGTCGTTGTTGTTCAGAAGGATCTGAGCATTGTTTCCACCGATGCCGACGCCGACTGCCTGAGGACCAAAGAAGACCAGCTGGGATGCGCCGTAATCAGCAGCAGAGCTGGACTTATCGGTAACCACGAGGTTGTAGGTAGTCTCGGGGAGGTTGGTGCTCTCGAACCAACGAACGCCTTCAAACAGGAAGCCGGTAGGCATCACAGGTTGTCCGGCAACAAAGCCAGCCTGACCGTATGCCGGTCCCATTCCCTGGTAGAAGTTGGCGTTAGGGGCGGCGTTTGGCTGCATCGGGTTGATCATGCCTTGGCCGGGGTAGCGAGCAATCTCGCGGAAGTCAGAATTCTGACGCAGGTGCATCATCGCGGTAGGGTCCACGATGCAGCGGTAGTAACCGTCAGCGAAGGTCGGGACGTTGCGCTTACGCATGTCCTTGACGACTTCGAGAAGGTCAGTGGTGATGTCAAACTTGGCGGACTCACCAGCGGCGTAAGTAACACCTAGGGTTCCACCGGAACCACCTTTGGCCTTACCACCGGGAAGGTAGTAACCACCTTGCTCTTTATCAGCAGCACCATTTGCTTCGGCTTTCAGGAGTTCGTTAGCGAACACCCGATCGCGCCAGCGACGGTAGTCATCAAGCAAAGTCAAGCTTCCGATCGACTGGTGGAAGACGTTGAGGTTGCCAGTATCAAGAAGCAGACGCTGAGCAGTGATCAGGGTCTCACGAGCAACCTTGAAGGTTGAAGGCTGAGCGGAATCGCGGGTATCTGCAGGTCCGGTGTACTCACGAAGAGTAACCAGCACCTTGTCCTTCACAATGTTGCGTGCGGAGGAGGTACCAAGAGTTTGGTCAGCAGTACGCTCACGGGACTCCTTAGTGCCAGGCTTGCCCCAGAAGCGATAGCGGTCAAGCTGAACTGTCTGACCGGGCTGCTTACTGAAATCGTGGACCACCACTGGTTCAACCGCCATTTCAATTATGTAGGCGGGGTGGGGACGATAAAGCTCTGCACCAAGAAGTTTCGGAAAATCATTATCAATCCACATTAGGATTAATCTCCAGAAACTAAAAAGTATTTATTGTGACCTCGACTTAGTCACATATACAAATAGTATTCGTTAATTGATTATTATGGGTGAAGTACCATAAATGTTAGGGGTAATGGAATTTGTAGATACAGGACTGTGGAAGCCAATCCACAGCCTGCCTGGTTTTGAGTGCTGTATAGAGTATTACGTAAACAAATATGGCCAGGTTAAAAGCACTAAGGGAGCGGTAGAGCGTATCTTAAAGCCGAAGATAAATAAGAAAGGTTATCTCTCGGTCAACTTGACTCAGCGTATTGGACGCAAAACTGTAGTCTCAGTATATGTTCATAAACTTGTTGCTCTTGCATTCTTAGGACCATCACCTACACCCTATGGGCGAAGCAAAGGTTGCTCTGGAGTTACTCACAAGAACGGTAATCGTTCCGACTGTTCAGCAAATAATTTGAAATGGTCGACTAGAAATCATTTACAATAGTGATATTGTCGACGACGTAAAAGATGGCTGACCGTCTTACTTTAAAGGGATATGATGATGTCACTGCCCAGACTGGCACTGATTTAACATTCATTCGTCCTACCTCTGGACGTGACTTTCATCTATTCCCTAAATGGTGGGATAAGAAGGGATCGGTTCAATATGTGAATTGCGCTATCTTCACTGTCACAAGACCTGAGGGAAATGTTAGATGCATTGTCCCGACATCACTTAAATCTCATATCGAACTGCTGTGGGATGATTCGACAGACACGTTTAAGTTTCCTGTTCATCGTGGTATTGACCGCGTTGTCATTGCTAATGCTTCTGACGATACTATTTTGCAGGAATATCAGTTCAGTAAGATCTCTGGTGGAGCAACGCTTAAGCGCACCATTTCTAATCTCCCAGACAATCCGATCACAGGTACGCTGACTATCACGTCACTGGGTAGTGTTGGTAACTCGGTAGGCTTCACGAATGAAGATACGAATGGTGTTGCTATTGAGATTTTGGGTGACGTAAGTGGTGCTTCTGCAAGTGCAGATGGTGTCACTGGTGGTGATCTGTTTGTCAACCTTGAAGTCATTAATAGCTCTGACGCAACCTTCCAGATTGGGGAGACTGTGACTATTACCGAGACTGGTGGAACTGGTGTTGCCTCAGCAACTATTACGTCAGTGGCTTGATTAGATATTTACGTTGCTCATCTGTTAATTCAAACAAAGAACCAAGCGTTTGACCAACTGACAGCTGTATTCTGTACGGTAGTCTTTTGGTTCGGCGTGCGTGGATACCTACGTAAAAGTAATCATGTATGCCTACGTATACGGTGTCACCTTCTAAAGGTCTGCGATCTGGTCCATAGAGACGAGCATCAATCCAGCTATCAACGTAGATATTGTTAGTCTTTAAATTGTTTAACGTCACACTGACAATAAAATCAGTTGACAGTGCCAAGTTGTCGCTTGAGTCTGCTGGCTCAAAGTCATTGATAGTATTGATGTCAATAGCGTAATTAATAAATGCAGCGGCGTACGTTGGTGCGTCACCTTCAGTAGCACGGCGCAGAATGACAGCAGAACTATACTCACCTTGCCCTTCCTGTTCTTCTGCTTTAACTGCACTAATTATATTCATATTCACTTTAATGAAGGTATTTTCACTACCGAACAAACCAACTGAATCTTCAAATGTAATCTCTGCTGGCGAAACGTTGACAGTTTCTTGAGCAGGGGATTGAATCGTGTTACCACGTGCATAGTCCAAACGACGGTTAGCAACCAAAGCTTCTTGCTTTGTGCTGCCCATACCGCCGTATTGCCTATCGTATTGCTCTATTTGCTTAGAAACGTCCATTCTCTAATCCGTGCAATACCTCTATTGTACTTAGAGATATTCACTGATCCCGGAAGAATTATCACGCAAAGCTTTCAGCGCTTTCTGCTCCAGTGTGCGTACCCGGTCACGAGACATATTCAAAACTTGGCCAATAGCTGTCATTGACATCGGTTCCAACATTTCATCTCCAATTCCATAACGCATAGAAATAACGTTTGACTGCATCTGAGGAAGGTCAGCAATAAGCTCTCGGATATCTTCTTTGATGCACATCGCTTCCAGTATGTCTTCTGGTATTTGCGTTTCATCTTCGAGTAGATCAACCAAAGCAGTGTCACGATTCTCTCCGATTTTAATTTCGAGGGAAGTTGGTTGACGTGCTTTGCACATCAGGTCTTTGACTTCGTCGTCAGTAATGTTGAGTTCAACTGCTAACTCAGCAACAGTTGGCATACGTCCATTCAGCTGTGATAGTTCACGCTGGGCTTTCTTAAGTCGGTTGAGATTCTCAGTAACATGGATGGGTAGTCGTATTGCTCGACTTTTCTCCGCGATAGCGCGTGTGATCCCTTGACGAATCCACCAGTAAGCGTAGGTAGAAAACTTGTAGCCACGGCCAGGGTCAAACTTTTCAACACCACGGACGAGACCAATCGTGCCTTCTTGGATGATGTCCAAGAGTTCCATATTTCTCTTCGTGTACTTTTTGGCAACAGACACCACCAGACGAAGGTTGGCTGTGACCATCTTTTCTTTCGCACGCTTGCCATCACGCATCTCCCGCTTAAGTTGTTTGAGTGGTATCTCCATCGCATCAGCTACACCTTGCAGATCAAGCTCCAGCTCTTTCTGCATATCCGTCAGCTTCATCATCTGTTGAACTTGGCGACCTAAAAGTATTTCTTCGTCGTGTTCAAGAAGTGGGATACGTCCGATATCTCTCAAATAAGCTCTAACTGAATCGCCTGTACCTTTTTGTGGCATATAACTTTAGTTGAATACAATATAGTATACCTACTAAATGTCATTTATGTCAACCATTTAGCATCGCAAATCTAATACTTTTGACTGGCTGTTCTGCACCTTCTTCCATACTTTCTACGGCCATTGCTTGAGCAGCGTGCTCATTAAATCCCTTGGATATGTAGTTGTCGTAGTTCTGCTGATAAAGATCAATAGAGGACTCGAAGTCCTCACCATGATGCAACATCTCGGCTGTCAAATGATTGGCAGCCTGATCCTGCATTCCGTCAGACTTTAAGTGTTTCCATATTGTCTGGAAGACTTCAGGATTATGTTCCTGGATATCTCCAGCCTTACGGCAAGAACATTCTGACACGGCTAAATATTATTTAGTACCCTTATTCTATCCAAATTGCTGACGTGCATTACCGATACGCTTTCTAAATTCAACGCCACCGTCACCTTCCATTTGACGGCTTAGTTCTTGTAGGTGTGCACCACCAGAAGGAATACGTCTGTCGTGCATAATCAGGTCGCCCATCACTTGATTAAGGCCACGGTTGATTCTGCTCTGCACTCCTGCTTCCTCAATTTGCATCTGACGAGCATTACCAAGAGCTTGGTTCTGTGCGTATGTTGATGCATCACGCATGTTGAGGTTAGTCAACTGCTCTGACTGATATTGAGCACGCTCAGCCTGAGGCTCGGCATAGACCTTGCTCATCCCGCCACCACTTTTTCCTCCGGTCATCGCACCGTCGTATGCATTAGCAAGTCCCTGATTACCAGGAATCATTGCTTCATATCCTTGAGGCATATTGTCCTGCAGACCGTGCATTGCAGGTGAACCAGGGCGCATTCCGTTCATTGTTATGCAGTAATTCGTTCTTAATAACTATTGTAGGGGGTCCGAAGACCCCCACTTAAGATCAAAGATCTTGGATCATCATCTTCTGCTGGAAGGCAGCAGGGTTAGCACCGGAGAGATACTGCCAAGCATTCTCAGGGTTGCTATCCATCATCTGAGAGAACTGACCCCAGAAGTTGGCAGCCTCACCGTTCTGGTGTTGACCAGGGGTAGGCATTTCCATCTGAGGACGCTGGAAGTTCTGAGGAACTTGACGTTGCTCTTGAGCTTCGATTTCAGACTCGAACTGTTGAGCAGCTTCAATTTGCTCACGCTCATAAGCTTCCTGAGGAGTTTCGGTCGGATAAGGACCGTTAGCACCGAAGAAGTCGTTGACGTAGTCAGCCAGGATGTCTGGATCAGTCAACATAATGTTCATAGCTGCACGCTCTTCGCCAGCAGCGTTAAGCATCAGGTTCATTGACTGAGTAGTGCGAACCTGTTCGATCAGTGCATCTTCAACAGCACAAGCGTACTGGTTCAGAAGAGCAGGAGCTTCAGCGCCAAAGTGCTCAAGAACTTCAAGTGAAGTATCAGAGATCTGGCTCAGATAAGAATCACTTCCGCTTTGAACGGCTGGAGCGGCGGGCTGGCTTTGCATTGCCGCCTGCTGCGCCATCAGGGCTTGTACTTCCTGGGCCGAATACGCCTGGGTTGAAGCTTGGGGACTGTATGTCTGGGCTTCCGAATACTGGTGCTGTGGAGCTGGGGCTTGCGAAGCCCAAGCTGCTTGGGAAGGAGCCTGTGGTGTTGGAGTCTGGTAAGCCGAGTACGGTACCTGGGCCTGGGATTGGCTGGGCGTAGTCAGACTTGCGCTCAGCGCCTGAAATGCTTCTTGCCATGGATTCCCCTGAGCTGCCGGAGCCGCTGTCTGTTGGTAAACCGGAGCCGCCTGCACCTGAGGTGCCTGGGGTTGGACCGTTGATGCCTGGAATTGAGACGGGTCGCTCATCACGTGTTGGCTGACCGCGCTGGGCACGCTTGCGGTCGGCATCGCTGAGCTTGGTTGGGCGATCGTCGGTGCTGCTTGACTTGTATGTTCCACTGTAACTTAACTCCTTGCGTAAGAATTCGAGTGATCGGTATAAGAATCCGGTGATATCCAGATTTGGGTCAGATGCCAAAGGTAAGTTTGGTGTCTGAGGATGAGGCAATTGATATAGGTTGCCGAGAAGACCAATAAATTGGTTTAAAGACTGTTGTGTTTGCTGAACCATCCTGAAGGGATAGCCTGAAAGCATTGATGCTCTCTCCTCATCAGTTTTACCTGGGAACAGGAACTTAAGTGCTTCGATTGAATCAACACCTAGTTCTTGGAGGTTACGAACAACAATACTGTTCTGAAGTACGTCATTACTGTCATCCTCAAATACTTGCCCAGTCCAACGCCAACTAACTTTAGTGTTGCCGTCAGGGATGAGGCCAGTGACCCCCGGTGGGATCTCGCCTGCCTCAAGTTTAACACGGAACATTTCGTCCCTAGTTGCAAGAAACTTCACTTGCTGTTCGTTATAAGCAAGCATCGCTTCTTCATATTCAACTGGCGTTGCAAAGTTTTCAGGCAACGGGACTTCTGGTTTTACTAGACCCATAGCCTGTGCAAATGATTCTTCAAAGAGAAACTCTTCGTGTTGAATCATCATCGACATCAGCTTACATAAGCCATACTCAAACATAGCTTTGGCTTTCTTTTCAGCTGTAGCTGCAACCCGTCCGTACAGGGTTTTGATTTCATAGGCAGTAGCCGCAGTGTTGATATCGATATCGTCAACACCACCAAGAGCCAAGCGAATTTCTGAGCGATACTGTTTGACATAAAGGTTCTGGTCACCTGACACACTGTCAGGAGTTAAGTAATTGACACGATCAGTAGGCTCCAGGTTTGCAATCACCCTAGGAACTTTGATCTGCCCATCAATAGGAGACGGGGCACCGAAGGGTTGGTTGGGTGTAGACATTGGCCTGAAGCCAGCTTGTGAGCTGATCGTCGGGCGCATTCCGTTCTCTCCATCACCACTTTCGACAATGTCGTGCTTAGGACGTGAAGATAGGAGTGTGGGGTTGCCGAAGAACTTCATGTTCTTACGGATGTTCCGCACCAGCTCGTCGTGATACAGAATCTGATGTGAGAGCCAGTCAAACTCACCACGACCTGTTGATTCACCTGTGCAATCAAGGTGATTGAATACCTCAATAGCAGGGATGAAACCAAGGGAGTTGGTTAGCGTCTCTGTCTGCCCCTGCATATTGGAAGTAGCTAGGGGGTTTTCATCTTCAAAGTTTATCTTCTCGTCACTGACAGTCTGCTCAATACGATCTTTGAATACACTCAGCTTGATATACTTTTTCTTACCGCCACGGCTGTTGGGCTGTGCGTACATACCAGCCAGTTGATCCTTACCTTTGACACCAAAACTGTAGACCAGCACTACGTTGTCAATCTCGCCCATCTGATTGCGATAGCACCTATATCTGTCCTTAGGGAAGTACAGCAGCTGATAGGTGTCACCGGAGGGGCGGAAATAGAACAATCCTTGTCCGTCACACAAGAAGTAGTCAACAATGCTGTCGAGTTTCATCTCCAGCATATTATCGCTATATATCTTCGCTAGAAACTCTTTCCGTTTACCGTAACTATCTTGATCACAGTAGAACTCAAGGCCACGACGTAAGATAAATGTCCGCATCTGTGAGAGATGCGAAGCTACGATCATCGTATCAGTGGAGCTATCACCTCTGCGATCTTTCGCAGCCTCAAGTATTTGCTTAAAGCCGTCCCCGTAGTTCATTTAATGTACCCTTTTTTATATACTAGCGATTAGCCGCCGGTTTTTTTGATTTTATCGAGGGTGTCATCGAGGTCATAGTCCATTTCGGGATTCACTGGAGACTCAGGTCTCGCAAATTCAAGGCCACCACCAAGACGATTAGCGAAGTTATTGTTATATACATCACCAAATGCAAGCTTAGTGTACTCATCAGACTTAGCCTGATTGTAGTAAGGATTCATCTGGGTGTAGTAATCAAGAGTTGCAACCCGATCCTTAGAACCAGTGATGTTTTCAGCAGCAGCAGATGCAGCTGCACCACGTCCCATACCTGTCATATCTGCACGTGAACGCTGAAGTTGGTTGTTCAGTAGTGCGTTAGTTGCAGTCGCAGAAGCAAGGTTATCAAGACCTAAGTCGTTGAAGCCCATAGAACCAGTGGATTGACCAGCACTGCCACCAGCAGAGCTTCTGGAATTAGCAGCGTTCATCCCCTGCTGTGCACCACTGTTAATGTTTACGCTGAGGTCACTGTTGACAAGGTTAGAACCGTAGTTAATGCCGCTAATGTCGCTCGTTAAGTTACCACCAATGTTCTGCTTATCGCTGTTAATCGTGTCTTGATCGTTCAGCGTTTGTTCGATTTCCTGCTTAGGGCCAACGTTATCGTCACCAAGGGTACCGTCACCGGCTAACCCTATTTGGGTTGTTGTAGTAGTGGACAGATTCGTGAACGGTTCACCAGGAACAGCTGTGGCTTCACTGGGGCCAGGAGCTGTAGCACCATCCTTCCCTTGGGCTTTTGCAACTTCATTCTTAAGTGGCTCAATACGGCTGTTAAGTAGTTTCTGGGCACTGCGGCCTACGCCATATCCTTTTGATTTGATGTGCTTGTTTAGCTCACGAGCAGTGAACTCGCCACCTTCGAGGGCAGCTTTTACATCACCAGTGTTGACCCTAGCATTGCCAAATTCAGCGGGATTGAAATCAGCAAGACTTTCGTAGTCACCACTGCGCTTACCAAGACCTAATTCGTACTGAGCGTTGGAACCCACGTTACGGGGATCCATCGTGTTCATCATATCGACGATTTCTTGGTCGGTACGACCTTGACCACGCAGAAACTCTACGTCAGCTGTTTGGAACTTATTAGAACCTTGGCTCTTGCTGTTATAAGTAGTGCCATCAGCAAAGGTGCCTCTACGTCCAGGACGTGCATTACCCCTCTTGTTCATTCTCTGAGGAGCAACACCCTTATTGCCTCCACCCTTCGTGTTGTATTTATCTAGTTGTGCTGGTTTCTCAGCATCAGCAGGGTTGCGAAGCACACCTTTGCCGCCGCGCTTAGGCTGAGAGTTATATCTATTGGCCATTAGATTACAGGTACTGGCTATCGTTATTGTAATCTAATTGTAACGAACCCCTTCTTAGCAAACCTCCCATAGTTAGTACCATTGAGTCCACTGCGTCATCGTGTGATGCGTGACCAAAGTTTAGTAGTTCGTCTTCAAGTACATCCCACTTTCGCCATTTATTCCACACAACTTTGCGGTGTTCGTAAAGTCCTAAGACACCACGCAGTCGAGCTAGCTTGTCTCCTTTGAATCCCTTGACAGGACTACAGTTCAGATTGTAGAGGGCACGATTGTCAAACATAATTCGTTTGAAGTCACCCTCAAATGAAGACTGATATGCAACTGCTTCAGGCCAGATTGTGCATACTGAGTTTGTAGGGAAGTACTGCCCTCTTTCGTTTTCAAGCAAGATATTCCAGTCAGCAAGCATCTCGCATAACGTATCCATCTTTTCTATGTTTCCCATAGATTTAAGGCGACGTTGGTCAATCAAGTAGATCTTGCCTTCTTTGATGCCACCTAACGTGAAGACAGTCCAGTCGTTCTTTTCATTCAAGCCAGCACTAAGGTCAATACCTACGCCAATACAGTCGTAGTCATCGGGCACCACACCCTTAGTGATTAACTCTGGTGAGATGCCAACGTCACTGGACTGAACAGCAGTGTTGAGATACTGATACGCAAATGCGACCCGGTCTTCACTCTTACGTTCATTTAGATACTTCATTGACCAGAACTCTGGCCAGTACGAACGCTGCTTACCCTCCTCGTTTGTTATGACTGCTTTTTGGACAATTTGCTTCCAGTTATTTTTGGGGATAAATAGAGTTGCGTGTATGTCGTCGAAATGGAATCGGGTGCCCAAACAGATGGCCCGTGCACCTTGGAACATAGTAGGTGCAATGACATTGGACCACGTTTGTTCCATCTCCCTTCTAATGTCAGGATTATTGATGGATGCAGCGGATTTAATAGGGTCATCGATAAGCACCAATTGCGATCTTTTCGATGTAATTGCTCCCTTGAGACCTCCACAAGCAATGGTGAAAGCTTCTTCACCTGCCGTATCAATGCCTGCAAAGTCATAATCTATACTCCAATATTCGTCTGAACGTTTTATCTTCGACAATCTAACCATAGGGAATACTTCCCTGTATTTGTTAGATGTAAGGATACCTTTTATAGTGGCACTTTTTGCACGGGAGATGTCAACCATATAAGCGATATACAGGATGCGCAACATCTGCTTTACTGCAGTATGTCGTCCGATCATCCAAGCAGCGAACAAACCTAATACTGTTGACTTAGCTGATCCACGTGGAGCGAGAATAGAAGTATTGGGTCCACCAACGCCTATTAAACATTCACTATCTGTGCCAGTACATAATTCTGCGTGCCACTCCAGCATATGTTTAGCTGGGGGCTTACCCATATACGTACAGAAATCAACGAAGTTATCTCGTGCCCGCAACACCTCTGCAGATGGTGGCTTAGTCGTTACTTTGGTAGCCGTCATCAAAGCGCTACGGCGATACGCTAAAGCAATGCTAGGGCTAGACATAAATACTTTCTAGGGTATTTATATCTTAATACCTATAGTATGCCGCTTCTTCTCTTTCTTCTCTACGAGCCTTTGCTCTCATAATCGCGTCTTGAATACGAGACGCCTCATAAGCAACACGCACAGCTTCTGCATATTGAGCTGCAGCTACTGCACGTGGGTCATATCCCAGAATACTTTCGGTACGTAGTTGAGGTAGGCCAGGGGTGGCTGGCCTCTGCAGCCGCATAGCTCCCAGCTGTTGAAGCTGTAGCTCTGGTATCTCTGGAACTTCAGGAATCATTGGTTAGAAATCTCGCTGTAGATCTTGGCCCACACCGCATTCATTGCATTGTCCATTGGCTCTGCAAACTGCGGGTCATCTTTAAAGATGGCTGTCATCTCACGCATTACACGGTCAGCACCAGCCAAGATCAGGCCACGCTTATCCGTGGTTTTATTCATTCGTTCAGAAGTTTCAATATGGCTTCTAAGTTCTTTTTCAAGCGCCCCCAGTCGAGCAGCACCATTGTCGCCCTTAATTTCACCCGAGGTAATTGCCATTCTAAGCTCTTGTATATCGGAATGAAGAGCACTAATCTCGCTATTAAGGATACCACGACGATCTAATTTCTTATATTTCATTTTGACCCATCTCGCTAGGTCATTAAACGTGCCTGGATATTTCAGTACTCCTGCATATACCCAAATTTCTATTACTGACGGAGTGATCTCAGCAAATTCTCTAAAGTCTTCTGCATCAGCTGCCGGGAGAGTATCTAGCCACTCGTCCACATAGGTTACGTATACCTTTCCGCCGTTTACTTTAGAAGCATTCATCACATCATACCTGCGAGACGACGTGCATACATAGACTGGTTAGCCCGGTCCTTAGCAGTCATGCGCTGCTGAGTTTCCATTCCCTTACGCTCTTCAGCACCAGTGGTCTGAATGCCTCTGACGTTTTCATCACCGGAAGCACCGATCTGTCTTACGGCTTCATTACCTGAAGCACCAATCTGTTGTAGGGCTTGGGCACCACGAGTATTCTGCAAGCTCTTCTCAATGTCACCAGATGCACCAATCTGCTTCAAAGATTCTGCACCTTGACCTTTGATTTGATCTAGAGCCTGAATGCCACGCATATTTTGCAAAGTCTTTTCAACGTCACCAGATGCGCCAATCTGTTTTAAGGCTTCTGTTCCGGTAGCTCCGATCTGACGTACAGCTTCATCACCCGAAGCTCCAATCAAGTCCTTCTGTGTTCCACCTGCTTCAGCAATGTTAGCTTTTGACTGAGCAGTAATATTTGCTCGCGACTCAATACCTGTAGCTCCAATCTGTTTGAGCGCTTCTGTTCCTGTAGCACCAATCTGTCTTACAGATTCATCACCCTGCGCACCAATCAAATCTTTCTGTGTGCCACCTGCAGTCTTGATGTCAGCCGTAGCTTGTGTATCAATGGTCTCACGTGTCTCAGAACCAGTAGCACCAATCTGGCGGACAGCTTCATCACCTGAAGCACCAATCTGTTCAACAGCTTGTTCGCCTGATTTAGTCAACTGGGACATCTCTTGGCCACCACGTTGCTCTTGCGTCAAGCGCGTTTCAACTCCTGTGGCACCAATTTGTCTGGCAGACTGATCACCTTGTTCCTTGATCTGCTCTAAAGCCTGTGCTCCTTGCAGTGCTTGCAGACCAGCTTGAATTTGACCACTCTTGTCTAAGGTCAAACGCTCTTGTTCGCCTGAGGTCGCAAGACCTAAACGGTTCTCACTGCCTTCGGTCTTGGTTTGATTCTGTTGAACATTACCGGCATGACTCATCAACAGTGTTTGACGTGCAGCCTCATCAGTTGCAAAGCGGTTCTGTAGATCAAATTCTGAACCCATCTTCTGCATACCGTAATCAAACTCATCTTTCATTACCTGAGCTTGGTTACGCATCTCCAGGTCAGCAGCCTGGTTCATTGCACCGGATGCAACCTCTTGGTTAGCGAATGCTAAGTCTTTGGCCATCTGCGTATCAAACGCAGACTGCACCATATTTGCTTGGAATGTGCGCTTAATACCCCGACCTTCAGCGTCGTCTTTTTCAGGTGCAAAACCATAGAAGTCTGTCATCATCCCTTGCAGGTTGAAGATGCCAGTATCTACACCATACTTCTTGTTATAGGCTTCACTTTGTTTTTGCTGTTCGCCCTTCAACTTCTCGTTGACACCAGGAATGTCGTTAGTTCTATAACTTAGACCACCCGGTCCTATCAGCTCAGCCATTACGAGTAATACTCACGGATAATTACATTCTACAATGTAGATATATTTAGGCTCTATCAAGATGAGATTCGCCGGTCGAGTAAGTGCTGCTAACTATGTCACTGCGGGTCAGATAGCTGCGGAACAATCTTCAGCGTTTGCGCAGATAGCCAGGGATAACGCACCTAGGTATGAAGAGCAAGTTAAGGAATCAATCAAGCAAGATGCAGCCAAGTATGACACCGCTGTTAATGCTAAGACTGCTTTTATAAATGCAGCCACTAACGCTGCTGGAACTGTTTCTATTGCCAATCAAAAGAAAGAAGTATTTGAGGCTGATGAAAAGGCCAAGAGTTCTATGCGCAAGGCTGGCATCTTGGTTAAAGCTGGTGGCCTGCTCGGTCAGGGATTAGCGAAAACACCTGAGAAGCCAGTCAGGAAAGTAGACACTTCAATTCTTCAGAATGAGGTTAACCGACTTAACGAACTTGAAGGTAAGTATAAAGCGGAAGCAGAGGAGGCCAGCAATTATGTGTATGAAGGTGGTGAATCTGACGATAGTACCCCAACCAAATCAACCCCAACAACCCCAATAGAAAAAGTTGCACCTAGTGATTACGGTATGCGCTTAATGACTGACCTTGTTAAGGGTGGGTATTCTCCAACTGCTGCGGCATCAATTGCCGGTAACGCACAATATGAAACTGATGGCTTTAAGGCAATGGAAGAATACGCTCCAAACGCCCATGGCACTAAAGGCTTAGGTGTAATGATGTGGACTGATAGTCCTTCCTCTAGCCGTCGTTCAGAGTTCGTTAACTGGGCTAAATCCCAAAATCTTGACCCAACCAGTTATCAAGCAAACCTTGGTTATCTGCAGCACGAAATGAAAGGGGGTGCGCACTGGACTGGCGGTATGAATACCAACAGCTTTAATCAAATTTCTGACCTAACTCAGTCTGTCAATGCGTTCCAAGATAATTACTTGCGTCCTAACCCCGATGTGCAAAACACACCGCAACGATTAAGCAATGCTCAAGCTTTGTTGAACGCTTACAACAACCGCTAATCAGACTGCAAACAGACCAGCAAGAGAAGCAAGACTAGCAACAATAGATGCATTCTTGTTACGTTGGTCTAGCTCACGGCGATACTGAGCTTCTTCCTGACGGTACTGATTATTTGCATCAATTTCGTAGATCTTCATCTTCATACTTGCGGCTCGATCAGCAGCACCTTCAGCACGAATTAGTGCTGCTTCTTCACGCCTTGCAGCTTTGTCTTCGTAGTAGCGCTTATCTTCTACTGCTGCCCGATTTTTTCGCCACTGGCTGTCTGCTTCTCTAATTCCCTCCCGCTCTTCTCTGTTCTTCTCACCCTCAATTTTTTGATAGTTAAGCTGCTGTGCTTGCAGGGTGCCAGCCTGATTCCTAGCTTCGATACCTTTGTTTGCGCTATCAACCCTTCTATTTTCAATAGCCTTTGCAGTACGAATACGACTGGGCTCAGTCTTATCTAAATTTTTCTTTTCCTGATGGTTTTTGATGATTACCTGTATATCAGCTGCTGTGTCACCCCATTGAACTTGGCGTGCTGAGCCATCTTTGTTCTTAACGCCTAAGGCTTTTAAGGTTGAGTTGTACTCCTTTTCAAGCAACGGAAGGTCACGTGAACGCTCAGCATCTTCAATCTGTTGAACTGTTACGCCAGATGCCTTAGCTACTGGTCCTGAGATATCCCCTTCATCCCATTTGTTGGGATTACCTTTACCATAACCTCGCTTCAGGATTGCTTGAATAGCGTTATGCTGAATAGAATTTTGAATGGAATTAGCTTTATTTTTCCCTACGCCTACATTACCTGCACCAACTGTTTGCTCGCCATAGCGCCTAGGGTCAATATGACTGTAATCAGCTACTTCTAATTCTTCTGGTGTAAATGTAAATTCCATTAGACCATTGCTCCTGTTTGCAGCATTGCTAGCGCTTGTTCCATTTTACGCTCTTCTGGAGACTTACCTCCGCCTAACGCATACTGAACACCATCACTTATTAGCTTGCCACCGCCAGCTGCAGCTGCCATAGCTAAAGGACCACGATTACGAGCAAGCAATGTACTCGTGACCATCGAAGCACCGTCCATTACTTTATTACCCCCACTCTCTCCACCTAACAAAATATTCCCAGCACCAAGAACACCACTGACCATACCTAAAGCTGGTACTGATCTAAGAACTCCCATAACAGGTGCACTGCCAGCCAATCGCATAGCACCGCGAGCTTTCATTCCGCCAACTCTTCCTAACCCTCCAGCAATTGCACTAGATGCATTATTGGCAAATTTATTAGCCACATTGTTGTATGCCCCGTACGCTGTGCCTAAGCCACTAGCGGTGGAATACAGTGCATCAGAGATGCCTTGGTTTATGCCTATTCCTTGCCTCACTGCACGAGGGTCAAGCCCTTGCTGTGCCATTAATAGCTGTTGTCTTGGTGTATACATCTTTATAAGGCAAGGACTGCTTTAGCTTCTAATCGTGTGACCTTAGTATTTAACTCTTGTACTGACTTCACAAGTACTGCAATGAGTTCTTGAGTGTCAATGCAATAACGATCCATAAACGGATCGAAGTAAGTTTGGTCAGGCATAACCGTCTCATACTCTTGGGCTATAAACCCATAGTGCATCCTTTCGGGGGAGCAGGTATATTCTTCATTGTAGTGGAAGGTAACTGGCTTCAATTCCCTCAATACTGATAGTGCATTATCTAGCTCTTTGATGTCATGCTTAGCGCGTTCGTCACTCAACAGCGCTGCCCCAATAGAACCAACCATTCCAATGGCTCCAGCTGCCATAGAACCTGACGCTTTCTTAGCTGCTGCAGACTTATACGAATCAGCCATAATCTTGTTAGCTCGAACTGAGCCAGCAGCTCGAATAGTGTTAGCTGTGACCTTAGCTTTAGCTGTGGCAGCGGAGCGCCATTTAGACGCTGCAGCTGCAATACCTGTTTTACTTATTGTTCCGTACTTAGGTGCTCTGTTCCTAAACGTTGCGAAGTTCTTAGCCATTGTGGACATAGCACCGGCACCGGCTATACCCTGACCGCCTGATCCTGAAAATGTTGTAGGAGTGAATTGGAGTTTTGCTCCAGCTGCTGCAAATCTCATTAGCTCATACCTCTGAAGTAACTGCCGAATGCAGTCTGTGCGGGTGCTGCAAATGGGCTAGAAGAAACTGCACCCATCCCTCCACCACTTAACAAGCCACCTAAGATGCCCCCTGCTTCTCTCATTCCGGCACCAGCAACTTGAGCGCCAGTCGTTGATTCAACTGCAGACGTCATAGCTTCACCTTTAGCCTGTGCATTC